GCTTATAATGGAAACGTAAATAATTCTGTCCGGAAATTTAAAGGATATGAATATAAACTTTCCATTGATACTTTCCAAGGTATGTGTATGGCACCTATGGTAACACAAACTCGTGCACCCATGATTATTGGGTTTCACATTGGCGGCAGAGCTGGAACAGGTTCCGGTTGTGCTGTTTCTGTCACACAAAACGAGATGTCTGCACTTAGTAGTGCTTACTATAGCAAACATGTTTCAGCTTTAGAAGTTATTAATGAAGGCACAGTTTATACTGAACATCTTGGTGTTGAATGGTATCAAGGCTCCCAAATTCACGAGAAATCGCCCATCAATTGGTTACCCGAACAATGTAACGTGCAATATTTTGGATCGTGTATAGGTCGAGCTACCTATTATTCTGATGTTGTGCCTACTCCCATTTGTGATTTGGTTACTGAAATTTGCGGTGCAGAACAAGAGTATTCTGGTCCTCATTTTCATCGGTGGAAGTCATGGTACGAAAGCCTTGTTTATTCTTGTGATCCCGCTATTGGTTGTGATACTGAAATCCTTGATTGGGCCGTCAACGATTATGCCAAACAATTGGAGTCCATTTTTTCCGTTGAAGGCATCATTGATACTGTAAACAAACTTACTGAAATTGAAATTGTTTCTGGTAAGGATGGTATCCGTTTTATTGATGCTATGCCACCCGGCACTTCTTGTGGATATCCTTTGGGAGGTGCTAAGATAACACAAATAATTGAACTTGAGCCTAATGATGTTCATAATTGTCCACGTACTTTTAGTCCTAAAGTTTGGAAAGAAGTCGAACGCATGAAGGAATTGCATCGCCAAGGACAGCGATATTATCCCATGTTTAAAGCTTGCCTTAAAGATGAACCAACTAAAAAGGAAAAGGAAAAAGTGCGCGTTTTTCAAGCTGCACCCTTGTCATTGCAAATTGCTCTTCGTGAGTATTTTTTGCCTATTGCTAGAGTTTTTTCTCTTTTCCCACTTGTTTCCGAATGTGCTGTTGGAATTAATGCGCAAGGACTTGAATGGGATGTTCTACAGGCCCATATCAAGAAATTTGGTTCTGAAAGAATTGTTGCTGGAGATTATGCCAAGTACGATTTGCGCATGTCTGCTAAATTGACTTCAGCGGCTTTCAAGATTTTGATTGATTTTGCTGCTAAGTGCGGTTACTGCGAAGAAGATTTACAGGCCATGCGTGCTATAGCAACTGAGGTTATTTATCCGATGATGAGTTTTAATGGAGACATTATTATGCTGCAAGGTTCTAATCCTTCTGGACAGAATCTTACAGTTTATGTCAATTCCATTGTCAATTCTTTGCTTAATCGTATTGGCTTTCGCATGATTTATCCAGCTTTTACAGGTCGGTTTTGTGACGCTGTAGCTTTGGGTACTTATGGTGACGATTTTAAGAGTTCATCTTCTGATGAATATCCGGAGTTTAACCATATCAACCTTGCTGCAAAATTGGCTGAGATAGACATGACGATTACTATGCCTGACAAGGAAGCTGAGCCTATTCCTTACCTCACGGATGAAAAATGTGATTTTCTCAAACGCTCAAATCGTTTTCATGAAGTTGGGTATTATTTAGGAGCTCTTGATCAGGAAAGTATTTTCAAATCGTTGAAAGCAG